TTCAACGCTTCGGAGTATTCCTGATTCGACATGACCCACCTCACATAAAAGATAAATCCAGTGCAGGGACACACGGGAGAATGAAGATTCCCGAAATCGTATTACCGATTTCCTGCACTGGACTTATGTTATGAACTTGCTGTTTCATTACTTCACTACTTACTGTGTCTGCCGAAGAATTTACCACTACTGCTGCGTCACTGTCAACTATCTTTTAAAGAAACCTGCCGGTTGTTAGGTGGAATCAGTACCCGGACTTTCGTCCCCCGGCAGGCCGCACTTTATAGGTGCTAAAACATCATTGATTCACTTATTGATCAGAACGGCAGCCCATCTTCCTCTGCGGTAGTCTTTGGCTTGCTTTTATTGGCTTTAGTCGGCTCCGGTTCCGGGTCTGCCTGCTCCTCTGGCTCCGGTGCGCTTATCCCCTTCGCCGGCCGACAGACGTAATCCCGTACCGCGTTCTTGGCAGGGTACTGTCCGGCTTCCTCAATAATCAGCTTTACCTGACCACTGCGCCCCTTGCAGTCCTCGGCGCACAGACTGCCCTGCTCATACTTACCCAATAGCCCCACAGAATCACAGAAATGCCTCAATTTAGCTTCAAAGGCCGCCAAGAGGTAATCATAGACATGTAGGCTTATCCGGTCGCTTGTAGAGCCGTATACGCCGATTTTGAGCTTTATCATCTCATTGCCTGACTTTGACTGCCCCGGCTCGGCCTGTAGCACCTCGAAATCGTATATACCGGCTTCGAGTAGCTTACCACGCTTGACCTCATCCTCGGATTTGGGTTGAAATTCCATTACTTATCCCCTTTCGTGATCTTGTTTTTGAGCCATGTCGCTGTCTTTTCGGCCTGTTCACTGCTCATTTCCTCCCATCGTTCCGCGCCGGCCTTGGTCAGGAGCTTCTCCAAGTCGCTTTCCTCAACCTTGACTACTTCAAGCAGGCGTTTAATCTCTGCGACCTGCTCTGCGGTTGCCAGTATCACCGGTTTGACCTCGGCTTCAATGCTATCCTTGCCGTACCGGGTGGCAATCTCGGAGTACTCCATCGGGAATGCGTCCATATCCGGAAATCCAAGCAACCGCGACTTGCGTACCACCGCGAAACGGGAATTACCGCGCTTCTCTGCTCGGAGCGTCAAATCCAGCTCGTATACGAGCTTATCCCATACATCAGGCTGATTGCCGACTTCTGACCTCTGCCCTGTCTTTGGGTCAAGCCCCCATTCTACAGCCTCATGCGCTACTAGCCAGATATTCATATCGAGCTTTGCCATCCAGTTTACTAACCGGCGCATGAATGCCACTGCTGGCTTCTTGGATGCACCGAATGCATCCTTTTCTCCCAACCGTTCCTGTTCATTGGCAATAGCCGTCTGGTATAGCTTTGTCACGCTATCAATTATCAGCGTCTTGTAGGGGTGCTTCTCGGTCGATAGTGCAATGATCTGGTCAATCACTGTCGGGAAGTTCAGCGAGCCATCTTCCGGCCCCATGTAAACACCACCGACTGCTTTGAGCCTGTCTTGATAGTGGCGCAGGTCGCCGCCGCCCTCGGTGTCGATGTAGTACGGCGCAGGGAATGACATCGTGAGCCATGTCTTGCCTACTCCGCTTTTCCCGAATATTAATCCCTTGATCTTGCTCGGTTGCACCTGCTCCGGTTTCCGCGCTTTCAATTTGCTTTTTGATTCTGTCTTTACTACTTCTGTCGTTTCTAATTTAGCCATTTGATTTGATTCCATTTACTTTGTTTACTGATTCAATTCTGCGATTGCGTTACCAGCGCGTATTGGTGATTGATTCCTTATTTATGAGCGAACTATATACAGTCCGGTTGTTGATGTCAAATATCTTTTTCTATTATTTTCTCAATAAGATCGTCGCACTCTATACGCTTGATCTCGGACATATTCTTTACCGCCTGCCGGTAGTAAGTCGGCTTGAGTTCTATGCCTATAGCTTTGCGACCGTTCAGCGCGGCTCCATAAGTTTCGGAACCTACGCCCATGAACGGAGTCAATACCGTCTCGTTTGGATTTGACCATAACACGCAAGCGCGTTCTATCACGTCTAATTGCAACGGATGGCAATGCTTTTCGTCGTCCTGATCTCTGGCTTCGTCGTAAGGCAGCACTCTGTCAATTCTGACATCATCCCAGAACGCAGAAGCATACTGCCGCCATATCCAATGGCTGTATCTGTTTTCGGTCTGTTTGCCTTTGTGATTCTTATACTGCTGTAGTTCTGATGGCATGACGCGAGACCCGGCATAATTCTGTAATCCAGTCGGGTGAGCAATCGGAGTTTCATTCTTACCACTCTTGCGAAACATCAACAGGTAATCAGCAGACGCGACATCACACAGGGAAGAGTCTTCTACGATCTGACAATGAGCCAGCCCCTTCGCCATTGTCCTATTTCTTACCCCTAGCGGCTCTTTCCATACGGCGTATCTAGCGGCAAAGTGGAAACCGCATTTCTCGTGCAGTCTTATTATGTCGCCAGGGAAGTCAATCAGTCCCGTTCCGACGTTACATCCGATTCCCATTCTAGCAGTGTCGCCGTTGCCCTTGCCGGGTACATCCATGCAGTGAACCGCAGTTATCCTACCGGCTTTAGTCACCCTCGCCAGTTCCTGAACAACAAAAGCGTAATGCTGAAAAAACTCCTGATAGTCTTTGCAGTTGCTCAAGTCTTTGTCGTTTGATGAATAGTTGTATAGACCGCCGAACGGTGGCGAATAAATACTCATATCAATCTTGTTATCAGGTATGCTTGACATAACTTCGATACAGTCGCCATTATACAAAGCATAATTATTCTTAATTATCTGATCTCTTATAGCCATGAAGGTATCTCCTCTTTCTTCGTGTACTCGTTTGTTTTTTTGATCTTCAATTCATTCCACATCATATCTACCAAATTACTGAACATACTTGCCGCCTGATCTGATTTGCGTTGCAGATTTTTCATTACTGCCGATTGCCCCTCCGTTGTTATTAGGTCTATTATTACGTCTTTCTTTTGACCGAACCGCCAGCATCGCCTAGTGCCCTGATAATACTGCTCGAAACTGTGAGACGGGAAAAATGTCTGGTGAGCGCAGTGTTGCCAGTTTAAACCAAATCCCGCGATGCTTGTCTTGGTTACCATAACCCGTATACTGCCAGAAGAAAACCCCTTAAATGATTCTTCTTTTTCTTCTTCCGTGTTGTTGCCCGTTACCTCTACGGAGTCCGGTATCAACTTGCTTAACAGTTTGCTTTCCTCATTTAGATTGCACCACACTACAACCGGAGAGTCATGAGAGTTAGCCAACTTCGCGGCCATCTCGCATCGTTCATTGATAGACCGCCTTAAGTCGGCGCGTTGCTCTGCCAATCCTACCGCCGGAAGGTCAAAAAGAAATCCATCCATGAGTTTGTTTGATTTAACAACGTGCATGTTATTGATCAGTCTCGGCAGAATAAACGACCCATCATCATAACCCATGTCGGATGGCTTTCTAATTGCCCTAGCCCATGAGCAGACCCACCTCCAGAAGTCTTTTTCAGCGTGTCCCCTGAATCGAAACTTTGCCGTATTCTCTGCCAGATAGAAAGCCGTACCCCTGTTTCGATATACCGATGGATGCAAAGAGTTCTGGGCGTTCTTGAAAAACCTCGACAGCATATCCATGTAACCCATGTCACCTAGAGCCTCGCTGGATGTCCCTAGTTCAATAAAGTCATTAGGCGCGGCGGTGGCTGTGCAAAGCAATCTGTACGGGCGTTTGCGCATGAAATATGTAATAGCTTCTTTTGTGGCTCCGTCGAAGTTCTTGAGTATGCTTGATTCATCGCAGACAACCCCGGTGAAATCATCCTCATTAAAATGATGCAACCTCTCGTAGTTGGTCACGACTATCTTATCTGATGATTGTATCCCGTCGCGTCTATGCACCACCTCTACGCCGATTCTAGACCCTTCGTTTACTGTCTGGAATGACACTGACAACGGAGTCAGTATCAAGACCCTGCCACCTGTATGCCTTGCTACATTCTCCGCCCAAGCGAGCTGTATAAATGTTTTGCCTAGACCGCAATCAGCGAACACGGCAGACCGCCCCTTTTTGCAAGCCCATGTCACTATATCACGCTGAAACGCAAACAGGATGTCCGGCATAAACACCGGATCAAATCCGTAGTTGTTGTCCGTTTGTGACTTCTTTTCTAAAAACCCCTGATATGACTTAACCGCAGTTGATTCCTTCATGATTGATTCCTTTACTGTTTACTGATTTCCTTGAATGTACTTTATGAGCGAACGTATAGCAAGCTAAATATAATTTATTTTTCTGTGAACGATAAACCCATCTGCGCGCCTGCGAGTACGGGCTTGAATGTTGACCGCACCGGCTCCTGCTTTTCGATCAGCCGATACTGCGCCACGCGGCATTCCTTCCCGTCCCTGTCCAGCACCTTGATCAGCTTGCTATCCACCGCGTAACCGGCTTCCTTGATGTCGCATATCCTGCTTGCCAGCCGACCGCACCAAAACATTGCCAGAGCCTCGCCCTGCGTGATGGCGTTACCCTTCTGCATGTAAGCAAGTATCATGTCGTGCTTCGATAGTTTACTCATCGTATGCCCTTCCTTTTACATTCTAGTTTCGCGGCTCTAATATGTTTAAAAAATACATCGAACTTGCGCTTTAGAAGAAACACGCACCGAATCTCTCGCTTCTTTAACTGCACATCAGCCACCATGCCCCATCCATCTGGATATTGAGCTGGCACGCATTTACACATCAGGTCAAGATGCTGCTCCTCTGTCATTTTTAGAGCCAGACGCGACCCCTTCTTGTCTTTCCATTTGCTCGCTTTTGTCTTACTCATTAATACACCTTCCTTTTCTTCTCTTCCCAGTGCGGGCAGACGTGACACTCTTTGCACAGAGGGCACGAATACCCGTCGATCTGATGATACGATGCATTATTACAGTTACGATAATCCTGCATACTCATTTTAAGTTGCGATAGTTTCGCGTTTTCCAGTAAAAGCACATTGCATGATTCCATTATGGATGCATAGTAAGTCTTCCACCTAGATACTGTTTCGTCTTTATCCTGTAGCTTGATTAGGTATCGGTTTTCTATGTCAGTCACTTTGATTCCTTTCACTGATGAATCGGTATATACTCAACCATTCTGGCTGATAATTCTACCGCTGATATTGTGTTTTCGCCTATGTTTAGAGTTGGAGGGTAGAAATAGAATGTTGCATCTAACAAATCATCAGACCAGTAACCCTCGACAAGAAATCCTGACTTTTCGGCAACCCAGAACTCGCCTTTACTGTTTTGAATGACGTACCTTATCCCTATTTTATGTTCATAATCATTCATCTCTGACGTACACCGCCTTTCTGAACTTCACCA